CTATCAATCTATACAAAGACTCGTCCGAAGTGTTCTCAAAAGAACTCGCTATATAATTTATTATATAATATGAGTATATTACATAACATTTCAAACAAGAGTGGGGGTGTTACCCCACCCTCGTTGATTGACGGGTACGATCCGATCAACGAGGAAGAGATAATTTCTCTCCCCGATCGTACAAATGCATTGATTCGTGGATTAGACTTAGTTTTGGAGCACCATGGTGCGTCCAACGTCATCCGTGCTGAGCTTTCTGCTCAAGTACATGCACATTTGGATACATCCTTTGATGAGACGGTGTGGCTTAAGAGATCGAAATATCTCTTGACCTACCCTCTCTCGAAGTACCTCAAAAACGAATCACCCCCAGTACCTGATATTAAATTTCAGGCATCTGGGAAGTTACGTAGATGGTTAAAACAACGTATGTTTTGTTTTAACAGAAAGAATACTCATCTTTGGTATTCCTGGCTCCAAGCTAAAAGATCGACTTTACCGGTTTCTTCCGATTTTGTCGAATCTACATACGATAAACATCTCGAAAGTTTAAGTCGTCATGATCCGGGAGATGATCTCATCATTGATGAGATCTTCTCTGATCCGACTTTTAATCGCGTGTTGACCTCTCTTAGGTCACAAATAGGGAAAGATATCCTTAATCACGACGATGACTTTACAACAAACGCCCCTTCGGCGAATGCTTGTTTCGAGAATACAAGAGGAGCTGGTGGACAACAATTTCAGTTAGAAACTATGTGTGGCCTGAGTAGACGTGATGATAAGGTGTTATTAACGCAATATGACCCAAATAAAGAGTTTTATGGGATGCGTTTTGACACGGTAGTTCATACGTCTCATGGTCTTAGACACAATGTTGTTACCGAGATTAGAGTTGATTATGGTGTAGATGAGTGGAATTCATTGAAATATCACTCTTATGTTCTGGATCGACGATCTAGGTGTTGTACAATACAGGCGGTCTTGGAACCTATGAAGGTTCGGGTTATCTCTAAAGGAGAAGCCTTGCCGTATTATAGTTGTAAACCCCTACAGAAAGCTATGCATTCAGCAATGAAGCATCTTTGTTGCTTTCGTTTAATCGGTCGACCTTTCAGTCCGACAGACTTGATAGATCTTAAAGAACGCTCTGATCCTTGGGATCAATGGTTTTCTATAGATTATTCAGCTGCTACCGATGGACTCTCGTGGAAATATGCGGGTAGAATTCTTCGATTTATAATCGCGGAGCTACCTCCATATTTAAAGGAGAGAGCTTTGGAAGTCCTTGGACCCCATGCTCTTCATTATCCTATTCCGGGATCGCCCGGGTGTCGAGTCTTCAAAGGTATGCAACAGAATGGCCAGTTAATGGGATCTATTCTCTCCTTTCCTATTTTGTGTTTAGCCAATTTGGGGGTGTATCTTAAAGTTACACAGTTAGCGCAGCGTCATTGGAATGATCACGATCGTCTTAATCATGTTTTGATTAATGGTGACGATATGTTGTATTCTGCTAATGAGTCCTTATGGAAACATCATGTTGATGTTGCAGCGAAGGTTGGTTTGGAAATGAGTGTCGGTAAAGCGTACCATCATTATGAGTATGCTAATATAAATTCTGTTAGTGCACATTATAGCCTTAGGAATAACACTGCCAGTCCGTGGCAGATTGATTATTTAAATACTGGGTTATTCTTTGGACAGCACAAAGTTCAGAATCGTGAACATAAAGAAGCAGGAGAGTTCTACTGTAAATATGAGGATGGTCGCTACCTTTTAGCGAAGGCCCATCTCGGTCAAGACCCTAGCGCAGGTTATGCGTCTAATATTGGGTGCCTTTTACAGGGAACTTTACCAGGTAAAGCTTCTCATCTACTTAGTCGGTACTTAGCCTTTCATGCTAAGGACATAAGGCGCGAATGCGCCGGCGTCATTAATTGGAGTTCAAGGAGATCACTGTATGTAAGAAATTTGTTCTTACCTCTTTCTTCAGGTGGGATGGGAGTTGTCCCACCGCCTGGTTGGAAGTTCTGGATTAGTCCAAGTGATCGTCGCGTTGCATGGGAGTTGTTAAACAGGTCTGGTTCGAATTTATTCGATACTCAGAGGCCCTTAAGAGGTTATGATCTCGATGAGATCTCGACTGTTAAGTCCGTACCCTGGGTTAAACAATTCAGTTTAGATAACGCACTCATGACGTTTGAAGTCCCTCATGGTATGAAACTAAGTAAGTACCATACACGTTGCGGCGCCATCCCCTTTGGGTTGGGTCGCAATCACGTAACGATGAAGGTCTAGGGGAGGGGCCCTAGATCGGTTTATTAGTTGACTATATAGGTCGTCCATCTGAGCTATGTTTCAAGCCTCACGACGTTCCTTCTTCATATAGTTCCTAATATGTGGTAGAATACTCGAGGCCAGGTTCTATGTTTGTTCATAGTCTCTTTAATTAAGAGCAATCCTGGGTAGAGTTCTACTAATTTCGGTCTTGCCCGTGAGGGTGATCGAGTTATGGGAATTATCCGACCATGCATGTCGTTAAACTGCTATTGGGTTCTAGGTATTAAATCATCTAAAACGTTTTCTACATAGGGTTTAAACCCGTGTGTGATGTAAACATTTACGTACCAAGTGCAATAGAATAATTCCGCATGTAGTGTCGAGAGACTGCACAGATGAGCTTCCGTTAGGGAAGTTATCTAGGATGAACAGTCCACCTATCATCCTGGTGGAACCAATATTTGGATGAAGAATAGTGTCAACACTAATAAGGCCACACCTTCGCGAGGCAAAGGGAGGCGTGGTGCCCGAAACGGGCGAAATCCTGCTGTGCAGCAGGCTCCTAAATCGTCGATCACTGGATCGAAACAGAATAGGAATTTCGGTGGCCAGAACTCTGTGTCCGCACCGGTAGCACAAGCTCGTCAACAGAGGTTGCGGGCTCCTAGAATAACACGAGTGGTTCGTGGGATGCGTATATCGCACCGCGAGCTCATCCAGACTGTTAATGGCTCTACTGCGTTTACGGCGATTAAATTCGCTTGTAATCCTGGCATTGTGGCAACCTTTCCTTGGTTGGCCCAGCAGGCTGCGCAGTGGGAGCAGTACCGATTCACAAAGTTGAATTTTGAGTATATCACTCGTACTGCGAGTACTACAGTCGGTTCAGTGTTATTAGCACCGGATTATGATGCATCGGATCCTCCGCCAGCTTCAGAAGCTCAAGCGTCCACTTATCAGGACGTTGCGGAAGATGTACCTTGGAAAGACATTTGTTGTCTTTTATCTCCTGCATCTATGCATGCACTCGGACCCAAGAAGTTCACAAGAACGGGTTCCGTAGGCCTTAATGACATCAAAACATATGATGTTGCGAATTTCTACCTCTGTACAGTTGAGGAAGCGGGTAATTCCGCTATTGGTAAGTTGTGGGTGGATTATGATGTGGAGTTCTTTGTTCCACAGTCCTCGAGTGCCATTGGTACGGCACCCATAAGTCCATCAGCCACCTCTCTTTACACACAAAGTGTAAATCAAGCATTTACAACGAATGTATCTGCCCCTGTACATTGGAATGATCTTGTGTATGACCCTTTGAATATAGGTATTGCGGCTGGAGGCGTATTTACGCCCCCAACGGGTGCCTATAAGGTGTTTTCACAAGTTACTGTCTCCGATTCAGCTAATGAGAACTTTAATGCGTCGCTCCAGTTATATGTTAACGGGGCGCCTTTGGCTAATCCGATAATTTCGGAGTCTGCCATTATTAATGGACCAACATTACAAACTCTCTCCTTAGAGGGGGTTGTTCTATGTTCGGGTACTACGACGTTCCAAGTTGAGTTGACTTTAATAGGAGCTGCCGGGACTTTACTAGCCCTAGGTAATTGTGCTCAGTTAGTGATCTCGCCCGCTTAGGGCCCGATCTGGGTTATAACGCGCTTTGTAGAATGTTAAATCAAATGCTCGATACGCAGGCGAATGCCGTACTCGTATCAATAGGGCTTTGAACCTCTTGACTACAAACAACGAAGTTAATAACGGATTTAGGCCGGTCTGAACAAGAACCGGTGACATTCTTCGATGTCTGATTCATATGATAATGAATCTTCGTCACTTAAAGAATCAACCAGAGGGTGGTGACTGCAGTCACCACGGTGAGTCGCCTGAAGGCGTAACCCTCTGGATTGTATATAAGATTCTCGTGACCTAGACGATAATAAGCTTATGTCT